CAGACGTATATTTTGGGACAATCATGTCCCGTTGGCAGTTAAGCCGTAAGCTTTCCACCATTTTAGTAGACCACTCATCATAGATTTCTTTACCATGTAATGATAATTCTCTAAATCCGTTTTCTATATTTTGAGTACATTGAGTAATTTCATCATTGTCTCCCTTTCTCCAAAATGGAATCTCCAAGATCACATCTAACTCTAGAGGAGCCACATACCTAGAGAATTCATCGCAATAACGAAACATTCTCTTTAAAAAGGTAACCTGTGTGATATCCTTGTACTTAACTGCAGCTTCATCACCTTTCGATGAATCAGTTATAACGTACCCGCAATCTTCATACATTCCTACCAGTGTAAATAGATTATAATCCTCCTGAATATGGGGGGAAACACCAGTTAGACAGTCGTCTCCATAAGCGACAGCAAATACATGATATCTAAAGGAGTCCAAACTGCCCGGACCGTAATTAACTCTGTAAACATAACGTGATAATATCAAATTACATAAGGTATTTATAATAACAGTCAATGGGTTGCCTGATGGCATAGATCCGTTCCATTGATAAATAACCTCTCCTATAATGTGATATGAATTAACAAGTACATAAAATAAAGAAGTTCTGACAATATAATCTTCACTACCTTCTCGACTACCATAGAACGATTGAATTATATCAAGGCATTTAAACATTAGCTGTGCTGAATGACAGGTATCGAAACCTTTGAAATCAGTGTCCAGTATAGCTTTGGCGCTTGAGCCAATAATTTTCTTCAATTGATCCCACTCAACACTGAAGGGATTAATTCCTACGGCAGATCCATTGTTTAATCTACATTGATGAAAATGAGCGCAGAAGCACATAAAGTATTTTCTAAATAATATAGTCAATACCTGTGGACCTCCTGCAACAAGTCTCAACTTCCCTTTCAACATAACATCGTCAAACTTCTTTCTCTCATCCTTCGGAAAATCTTTAAAAATGAAGTAAGGTATATGTCCCTTTTCACACTCCACAATGGTTTCTTCCACTGATTTCTTTAGAGCCAAAGCTCGTTCATTTGTCAAATCGTATTCATCATCCTTACCAAACCAGTATTCTTTACCTTTGTAACCTGGTGGGATGTTTTGACAGTCGGGAAAACCCGCTGAAGTGGACCGTGGTATTGAGTCGTAATACTCTAGACCTGGTATTCCTTTCACCGCTTCCTCAAACGTCAGCAATCTCCGAAGTGGAACATTGTGGAAAGGCGCCATTCGATTGAGCGTTCCTAAGTATTCAGTGACACACTCATCTAATATGCCGTCATCTAGAAACCTTTTATCTTTAGAATATTTGCGGATGGATTTGTAAACTCTCGGTTCATAACCAGTGTCTGTTTTGACATCGTTCATCATTACTGGCATAGTTGTTGAATCCTTCCACGTTCCATGAAGGGCAGTGGGAACAATGGTGCTTTTCTTAGAGCTGAACATAGGCACAGGTATGGAATCCACAATGCGGAAACCATCGAGTCCTTTTAACGAACCTCTTTGAGCAACAAATCCCTTATGGAATTTTGGGTCGTTAACATCAGAATCTAGAGGATCCAAATAATTGCCATCGAAGAACGGATCACTGTTCAAATCGAACATACCTAACGGTGTAGACAATGCCCAACCACCTTCATTTCCAGCTACATGCATAGCTAAAAGTGGTTTTTGGCACGCTTTATCAGCTACAAAATATAATGATCCACAATCGCCGTTTTCACTCGGCATCTTCGTTCTAACACAGGTCTCAAGGACATTGGTTGTCCCTAATTGTTGATCTCCTACTTCTGTCGGAGCTTCAAACAGACCACCGGTACTGTAAGACAGACCTGCGCATTCGGGTCTTAAAATCGCAATTTCAAATGTTGGTCTATTGGACAAATAATCCATACCAGTTATGAATTTCCTGATATCCTTATGAGGATTACACACAGGAAACTTCACAAAAGCGCAATCATAACTAGGCTGCTCTCTGCGCTTCCAAGTGAGAAATATTGAAGATTTGACACTTTGGAGATTACCGGAACCATAAGATGTGAACGAGATGATGGGATCTCTCTCCAAATCTGAGGCAATGCCTGAAACAAAATGCAATGGCATCATTGCCACTCTATTCGTTATAAAGACTATAGTTCCTATCTGTACTCCGGCTACCTTTATGAGATACATTGATCTTGTTCTAATCGCTTCAGCGATATCTTTCATATTTTTATTAATTCCACCCTCGGTCACGAAAGCACCTCCGGCAGCTTTTAAAGGTTTTGGAACAAAGCTCTTCTTGGCTTTGGAATTAGTAAAATGTTTTCCATAGGACTCAGCTGAAAATGTTTGATCAACTTCTTTCTCCTTTTTCTTTGATTTTGCCTTAGCTCTCGCCTTTCTCCTTTCACAAATAAAAGCTTGGGGATTAAATGGCTCACTAGCATTGGCAGAAACCGTTATAGCTTTCTCAAGCTCATCTAGATCATCATCATCTGATGGTGTATCTAGGAAACCAGGATCATCTGGATGGTCTTTGGGGATAAACGTAAATCTTGGTTCATTAGTTTGAGGTGGCGCACTCCATTGTGTGTATCCTTGATACATGGCATACGATAAGCTGGCGCACGCTAGCACCTGTAGAACAGGTGCGTAGTCGTCAATAGTTGATTTGACCACATTCATCGTATTAGCGAGACATTCCTTATTCAGTTTCTTTATATTGAGTTGGAACCTGGGTTTTGGTACAATGGTGGGTACAAAAATCGAATCATCTTCAAGAATAGTGTCACACATATCAGCAAAGTTCATAGGATTTGATAACCATTGGATAGTCATTCCTTGCTTCATAATACCGTGTAAAATTCTTACGAATGTGATCTTATCAGGGATTTTCTCCTTTATTAAGATAGCTCTACTAACTTTCAGCATAAATAACATAGCTTCTGGTTGTTTATTATCGAGCTCAGAGAGATATTTGATTGCGTCAGCATTCCATTCATTCTCTATGATGTTATCTTTATATAATTCACAAAGATCACCTTCTGACAGTGATTCTGTAACATTGTAAACTCCTTCAGACACTGATAATGCATCAGTTTTGATTTCACTTATTCGTTGTAAATAACTCACATGTTTCATCTTATTAGTAGCATGTTGCTCCAATATCTCGCATATGACTTGCTGGTAGTTTAGAACATCTCCAGTTTCTTTATAAGTCATTAGGTCTATTTTGATAAATTGATAAGCGTCTAAATCCACAGCAGAAGTAACTTTGGATGTATCTAACCTATAGGACCAATGGCTTGGATCACCAGTGGGCTTCCTATATCCTTCTGCAGGCACTACATCATAACATAAAGTTATTCTCCTTTTCAGAGCTTCGGTGTTTTTGATGGATTTAAATTCAAAATACTTAGTATTAGTATTCAACAAAATCACCTCAGAATTGAAATAATTAGTCGCTTTGTCATTCATTTCCGCCGTATGCAAATGTGCAGGGACTTTGGTACCAACCTTCATGAAATCCATTATTTCGGAATCAGGATTGCCTGCAACATCTACTGACTGATCAAAGTCATCGAAAATAGTGATGTATTTAAGATCATCATAACCATCCCAATACTTATTAGCAAATTGCCTCAAAAATATGAGGCTCTCATGGTTGACATTATACATGGTCTTTAACTCTTCATCAATTATATGTGGTAAAATATCCACAGCAATAGGATATAGCAAATTAGATTTGCCAACACCAGGTGCACCGCGCATCATAACACAGACGGGATCGGCTGTAGCGCCAGTCTTAGACATAGCCAAAGCGTTAAATTTCCTTTCCACGCTCCTGAGAGAAGATAGACGGGAATTTATATATTGTCCATACTTGGCCTTGTCCTCTCTCAAAAGAGAAAACTGCAATTTTGCTCCATCCATCATAAGTCTGTTAAATAGACGAAAGGTGCCCAAAGATAAGATTATGTTACCAGTATTATAATCATTTAAGAATTTACTGGTTTCCGCATCCCAACGATCAAGTTTCTCACAACCTGTTAATCTCTGTCTATGAATTTGAGTGCCGAAGATTTTCTCTCTAAAGAAGTCTATGACACACATAAAGCAGTTAAAAACATCGTCCGCTATGGCCAATAAACTGTTCTTCATTCTCTCATAATTACATATAAAAGAAGTTATTACAGTTTTCTGAATCATCTTGACCATATTAATATTAAAAACGGATCCAAATAATTCAATCATTAAAGAGGCTATGTACTGCATAAAAGACAATTTTGTCTCTTGGTTCTCTGCAGGACCACTTTGAGATTTAAAGGTCGTCATTCGAGATAGCTTAGATATAATCTTTTCAACATATCCCACACATTCCTCCTGGCGCATGACCAAAGCTGTAACCGTAGTTAAGGCTAAAGAAGCCTGAAGAAGATGATTGGAATCACCAGTCTTGTAGTATCTAAAACATGGGTACGATACCATAAGAAAGGCTGGAATATATTTAAGCAAACTAGTTGTATCTAGCGAGTGCTTATGAACTATTTTTATTTTACCTTCGTCATCATGAGAAACGCCATTCATCAACCGAATAGAGTTATCTATAAAACCAGACAACTTGGAGTATTGTTCATTATGCAATTTAACTTGCAATCCTTGTGCTGACAAATTGTCAATGCACTTGGTTAGTGTCGCGACTTGTTCTTTCAGAGCAATCATTTGCTCATCATTAATACTGAGTTTGACACCATCATCTTTGAACCCTTGCATAAGACTCTCAACTGAGTCAAATTGGGCCTTATCAACACCTAGTGCTGGCAACCAGGATGATTGAGATACGAATGGTTTTGACAACGATTTATCTTTGGAAATGGTTCCACCATTGTATTTTGCACCAGGACATAAGAGGCCTTTGGCAAAACAATCGCAGGTTTTAGCTATATGTTTAGCTTTTTCATCCAAAAATTTAAATCTCTTTCCTTCTCCTTTAACTATTTTGTCTTTT